TTTGCACCAAAAATAAACAATGAATTTACGTTTAACGTAAGCGACTACATGAATAGCTTTTTGTCTATTATACGTGATGACCTTGTGAGTTTTGACGCTACGCCATCAATACACGTTTACACAAATCTTACGCAGGACGTACAAATTGATATGCGTGAAATAGAAACAGATGGCACAGTTGGGGCTCTTAACATTAGCAACGATTTCTTTATGTGCAAGTTTAAGCATCAACTTTATAATGGAAGTGGCACAGCAGAGGAATACATTGACAACAGATACTTCTTAACTACACTACCATACTTTAGGGAAAACACATTAGGTAACCCTGCACGATTTTATTTAAACGATGGCAGACAGACGGTCAACATGCTTACAGATTACAGCAGAGTTTGCTTATTTAACAGACACGATGCAGGTATAAGCTCCGATCTTTTCTTAACGGCATTAGATTCTGATGGTATTATTATTGCTTTGGCAACCATTGATCTTGCATCTTCGTTTGTATCGCAAGAGGAGGTTATTGGCATACCTGTCAACATTGACGATGTGCAAGCATTAAGCGTAGCGTCAGGTCAAGCAGGCTGGAACTTATTTGGCACGCCTGTTACAACTTTAACTATAAAAGGAACGTACAATAAAATTAGAGCAACAATAGGAGACACGCCTGACCAAAGCACAGCAACAATAGAGTTTCTAAACCCTAATCTATTTGGCAAATGTCCAAAGACATTTATCTATATGAATCGCTTTGGTGTACACGAAGTGCTAACGCTAAACAGCAAAACTAACGAGTCTGTTGTTAGTAGTCGAGATAATGCTACACTTGTCAATACTGACCCATTTGGTGCTAACACAGATGACTTAGGACGTTACCTATTAACAGGTGCACGACAGCGATCAATTAACACTAAAAGTGAATTTGAGTTTACGATAAATAACAACTTACCGTATCCTAAAGAGCAAGCACGAGAGATTGCACTAGACTTTTTTGCAAGTCCTGTGCATTATTGTGTAGATGTTACAACAGCTTATCACGTCTTTAATATATCGCATCCTGACACAGGTAACGAGCAGATACGAAGAATAACAATAAACGATGGCAAGGTTGACGTGCTTAAAAACGACAGAGCACAGAAACTTTCTTTCTCTTATCGATATGCAGACGTATGACAACGACAGAGTTAAAAGTTATGTATCCAAAGTTGCGCAGTGCTGACAACTATGTCTGCGTTACGTTTGACAACGATGACGAGGCTACCTTTTCTATGGACTTAACTTATGATCAATGTGACGTTCTGGTTACTTGGTTAATTGACCAGATGACAACAATGGATAAAATGCAATGAGAGCAGCACAGCTATACATAAAAGAAACGACTAAGTACATTGAACTTGGACAAGGTGGAGACTTTCCTTTTACGTTAAGTAAGTCAATTGCAGAAATACAGGACGTCAGCAAGCGCAACAAAACACACAGCAAGACATTTAAAATACCTGCAACAGAAGATAATGTAAAAGCATTAGGCTATCCTCACGTTATAGGAACAGACCTTGATGCTATTAATGTTTACAAGCAGCAATGTTTAGTTATCGTTAACGGCAATGTTATTGATGACGGATATGTGTACATTCTAAAGGCAAAACGTGAAACCGAGGCAATAGAGTTTGAGTGCCAATTTGTTGGTGGCAATGAGTCGTGGGTTGTGGCGTTGCAATCGCTTAAAATGTCAGACATGACAACTAACACAAGCGGTACGGTTTTGCAACTTGCATACACCGATGCAAACATACTTGCACGAGTCTTAGCTGATCCTCGAACAATGCTTGACCCAAGTTATGTGTTCGTCAATCCGTACATGTACAAGTTTAGCGACAGCGATGCTAACAATTACGACAGCACGGAAACATACCAAGGCACAAGCCGCAAGGCCAAAGGAACAGACTTTTGGCCTGCGTTTAGACTTGATTTTTTAATTGACGGCATCTTTGGCACAGCGACTAATCCACTTGTTCAGCAGGTGTTTGGCTTTGACTCGTTTAAGTTAGATAGTAGCTTTTTAACAGATAACGCAACGCATGGATTTTTTGACAACATATATTACTCAGACAGAAGCGAAGACGATTATCCAAACGTAACATTTGGCACAACAGAAGATTGGAGGTTTTTCTTACCTACTGAGGTTACAATGCTTGACTTTTTTATGAACGTATGCAAGACGTTTAATTTAATATTTAGTTTTGATGGCATTACTCTAAAAGTTGAGCCACGACAGGATTGGACATCTTGGAACGGCACGACATACGATGGCTTTTACTCTGGCGATATTGATTGGAGTGAAAAGGTAAGCGTTGAGCAGGAAATACAATACAAAACAAGTAAGTACAAGAGACAAGTACGTTTGTCTTGGGGAACGGAGAGTTATCCAATAGACGATAATATGTATCCATTTATAACAGACGAAAACGTAAGTCAACCAGAAGTGCGATTTATTGTCGATTTAGACAGCAACAACGAGGAAGGCATTACAGACATTAAGCTGCCATTTAACACAAGCCTAAGTAAGTTTTATCAGGCTAAGTTTGACAGAGTAAGAACACGAGGCTTTGTTGGCCCTATAACAGAAGACGAAGCAAATCAAGCAACATCCATAACTTTTGATCCTGACAATACATTTAGTAACAGGTTGTTTGTGTTTAAGTCTGGCTCTGCTCCTATGGGTATGCCTCGCCACGTAAATGCCATTAGTCCTGTGACAAGTAGATTTACAGGCATTGAGGCTTATTTATTTACGCCTACTTGGCGACAATGGGTTTACAAGCAGGCAGACGGCACACTCAGTACACAACTTGGCTATCCTTTTATTTACAATTGCATGACGGTCAATCCATACGCACACACTGACGAAACTCTTGCACTAGGCGATGGCTCTTCATTGTCAAGTATCGTAACAAAGGTATCTGACTTTGACACAATATTAAATGTAGACGTTGCTAATGTAAGCGTTACCAGACAGCCGTCAGATGCAACTGATTTAGGTAGGCTAACAGACATTAACAGTAATGACATTGATGACGTTAATCTTGGTATTTACAACGCTAACACCGTCACGATGGTTGATGGCTTGTACGAGAGATTCTGGAAGACTACGCTTGAAAAGTTTATCACAACACGCACATTAGTTACTAAGGTTTTGTTGTCACGTACTGAATATGTAAACCTAGACATCTCAAAGCATTACACGCTTATGGGCCAACGCTTTATTATAAACAAGGTTAAAGACTTTGATCCTATGTTAGACGAGCAAATGGTTGAGGTTGAGTTGTTGGCAGTTGATGCGTTTAGGTCAAGCGAAGAAGTAACTCCTGACCCTGGAGAAAACATTGTAACCGATGGTTTAATATTTAGAGTTGACGCAGGCGATGAAGACAGTTATGCAGGCACAGGTACAACGTGGACTGATGTAATAAACGGCAACAACGGAACAATTAACAACGGTGCAGCATACAATTCGGCACAAGGCGGATACTTTGAGTTTGATGGAGTAGATGATCAAGTTGATTTTGGTCAACCTGCAATCCTTGAATCTTTTCCTCTGTCCATTGATTTATGGTTTTATGCTGAGGCAGACAATGACGGATTGATTACCAAAGGAAGGACAAGAGGCTCAACAAGTCAAAGGGATTGGGATATCACAGGGGCAGGTGTTAATTTAGGTTGGTTTGTTAGTAATGGTTCTTCATATCCTGTTAATGTAAAAGATACCTATCCATCGTTAAACAATTGGCATCACTTAAGCGTATCGTGGGATGGTACAACAGCAACTAACGGAGCAAAAATGTTCTTAGACGGTGCATTGTTTAAAGAGGGAACTGCAAGTGCAGCAACATTTAGTACTGTGCACAATATTTTTGTAGGTGGTAACAGAGCAGGGTTTTACTTTGATGGACGTATCTCCATGGTAAAAATGTACAGCAAGGTGCTGAGCGCAGCAGAAGCCTTACAAAACTATAACGCATCCAAAGACAGATATGGACTTTAGAACATACGCCATAGTAAACACATCAGACTTAGAGTTGCTTGACTATGGTCAACTATTGACAACAAGTGCGGAAACAACAATACGCAACCTAAAAAAAGACAAGGCTATTGTTAAGTATCAAGGCGATATGCCGAGCACTATTCATGAATTAACCACTAAAACAATACACACACACGAGGAGATACTTGTGATTGTTAACGGTGACGATTGGAAAGGTCAACCAGAAGACGAATGAGATACTACATCTTCAATACAGAGCAAGAAGCAAAACAGGTAAGTCTTAGAGTGTACACCAATGGCATTGATTGGGTTGCAGAAATTCCTGCATACGTACACGTTGACAAATTAAATAACAGAATCTGGTTGTTACCAAGCGAGGCAACCGACTTAGGATACTTTGAATAATGGCACAAACAATACTTGAAATACAACTAAAGGGAGTTAAGGAAGCAGAGGCAAGTATGCAAGCACTATCGTTAGAGATAGACAGGCAAAAGAAAAAACAAGCAGAACTTAGAGCCGACAACAAAAAACAACAGCAGTCTTTAAAAGATAACGAAATAAGTCAAGAGGACTACACTAAAGCTGTGGCTCAGAACAATATTGAGATTGAGAAATCAAAGAAGATACAGAAAGACAGCACATTACTGCTTAGACAATCAATACGTGTAACCAATGCAGAAGTTGGCACTCTTGAATCTAAACGAGCAGTATTAGCAAAGCTACAAAACCAATTTGCCAAACTTAACACAGAGACTGATGAGGGTGCAAGAAAGGCAGCTCAAATGTCTGAGGAAATACAGAAACTTACAAAGGACGTCAAAGAACAAGAGAAATCTATTGGCGATACACGCAGAAACGTTGGTAATTACGAAGAGGCAATAAAAGATGCTGTCGGTAGCATGATACCGTTTGGTGGTCAACTAACAGAAATTGCAGCAAGCGGTGGAGGAGTTAAGGCTGCTTTTACGGCTTTGTCAACAGGGTTAGTTAGTGCAACACGAGCAGCCATTGCATTTATCGCAACAGGAATTGGTGCAGTAATTGCAGCACTGGCAGGAATAGGATTAGCAACTAAGGCATTTATTGACTACAATGCAGAGGTAGAAAAGACCAACGCTTTAATCTCTGGACTAACTAATGAGTCAGGAAAGTTAGTTGACCAAATACGAATACAGTCCGATGCTATTTCGCAAGTATTAGGAGTCGAGCAAGAGCAACTTGTACAAAGTGCAAAGGTACTTGTTCAGCAATTTGGATTGACTTACGAGGAGGCACTTGGTAAAATACAAAACGGACTACTTGCAACTAATGGTGCAAATGACGAGTTTTTGCAAAGCATAGGCGAGTACTCTACGTTTTTCTCACAAGCAGGTTTTAGCGTTGAGGAATTTAGCAATATAGTAAACGCAGGTTTTGATCTTGGCATTTACTCAGACAAGTTACCAGATGCACTAAAGGAAGCCGACATATCGCTGAGAGAGCAAACTAAAGCAACACGTGAGGCTTTAACAAACGCCTTTGGTGATGAGTTTACAGGGGACATATTAAACCAAATAAACGCAGGTGCATTATCTACAAAGGATGCACTCACATTAATTAGCCAAGAGGCTGACAATGTTGGACTATCTGCCGAGCAAGCAGCAACACTTACGGCTGATGTATTTAGAGGTGCAGGAGAAGACGCAGGAGGTGCGTTAAAGGTATTTGAGGCAATTAATGTAAGCCTTTCAGACCAAACGTCAGAACTTGACGAGCAAGGCAAAAGAATGGAGGCGGAGATTAAACGACAGCAAGAAGTGGCAGAAGCAAGAGATAAAGCATTTAACAGCAAATCTGTGCAGTCGTTTACAAAAGCACTAAAAGACGTAGGTGCATTTTTACAAAAAGCATTTTTTAAAACAATACAGGCATTTGCATTTATTGTTGATGTAAATATAATTCAGCCTATAAAGCGTACAATTGATATGTTTAATAGGGTTAAAGATGCAGCAGCATCAGCAATTGCACCTTTAAAGTCTATTGGTGCTGCTTTAGGCATTACAAGCAAGGAAACAGATAATGCAACACAATCGTCTGGGCAGTTTGCAAAAATGTTGCAAGAACAAAAACAAGCAGCAGAAAAGGCGGCAGCAGCACAAGCACAACTTGAAACGGAAACGGCAGCGGCAGAAGCAGCACTTAAAGCGGCTAAAGAAGAAGCAGATGCCTATGCAACAAGCCTTAGAGATATAGCAGCACAACAAGAAAGGCAACCAATATTGACAGAAGCTGAAGACATATTTTCTGAACTGTCAGCGGAAGAAGTTCTTGGACGTTTACAAAGTGTTGCAACACAATTTGAAGAAAATGCTGAATTAAACGGTGTTCATTTAAACGGTCTAAAATTAACCAATGAAGAGTTTGCACAAATTGCACAAAACAGGCTTGATGACATAGACCGAGCAGAAGAAGATGCTCAAAAGGCATCTGAAAGGCGTAGTAATCAAAGAAGAGCAGACAATGAAAGAACAGCAGCTCAAGAAGCACAGCAAGCACTTGACAGGATTAAGGCATTAAATGACATTGTTAATGCAGAGCAAGAACGCAATATGACGGAAGAGGAGTTACTTACAAAACGCCTTAACGACAAACTGCGAGAACTTGAACTTGACAAGGACATTACTGACATGACCGATCAAGAACTTGCTGCTCGTGAAGCGTTATTAGCAAAGTTTAACGATGATATAAAAGTTATTCGTGATAAGGCAAACGAAGCAGAACGATTAGCTAACGAAAAACGCAATGCCGACAATATAAAATCGCTAAAAGACAATTTTGACGATAGGCTTAAAACAATAGACGAAGGTCTAAAAATGGAGTTACTTGTAGCCGAAACAGCGCATCTTAATGAGTTGCGTAATTTCCAAGGCACAGAAGAGCAGAAGATTGAATTACAAAAACAGTTTCAAGCAAATTCTTTAGAATTGCAAAAGCAAGCGATACAAGACCAAATTGCAGTAATTGAGCAAACACTTGCAGAAGGCGATTTGCTTACAATGCTTGAGACAGGTATTCTTGATGAATCAACCAACGCACTTGCAGAGTTACGAAATGCACTTGCAAGCGTTAATCTTGAAATTGCTAACGCAGGCAAAGACGAAGATGGCGAGCCTAAGACGATTGCTGAACAACTTGGACTTGATCCTGACAACATAGAAAAAGCCTTGTTTGCTTTAGACACTTTGCGGCAGTCTTTTGCCATTGCACAGCAAGCAATTGGTGCAGCAGAAAGTGCACGTCTTAAGCAAGTAGATGAACAGGTAGAAAAAGGCGTAATAACTAAAGAACAAGCAGAAGCACAAAAAGAAAGAATAAGCAAAAAAGCAGCAAGAGAACAACAAAAGATAAGTATTATTGAGGCAATAATTAATGTTGCTCAGGGTATTACTAAAACATTTGCAACCGTTCCTTCTCTGTTTGCTCCATTTGTAGCCGCTACAATAGCAGCACAAGGTGCTGTGCAAATTGCTACTATTAAGTCACAAAAGTTTGCCAAAGGTGGATTGTTGTCAGGCCCAAGCCACGCACAAGGTGGTATTCAAATGTTTAGCAAAGGCGGTGCGTTTTTTGGAGAGGCAGAAGGTGGCGAGGCTATAATGACCAAGGGCGTAATGGCTAATCCTGCACTTGCATCTATGGCGTCAGCAATTAACGTAGCAGGTGGTGGTGTTCCTTTCTTTGCTAATGGTGGTGTATTAGATCCTATACAATCAGCAACGCCAACAGATAGAGCAGCAGACATTATTGCCTCTGGTATGAACTCACGACAGCCTGTATTGGTTGTTGAGCAACTGCGAGAACGTGAAAATAGTGTAGACGTTATTGAATCACTTAGAACAATCGGATGACAGACAACATACGGAAGATGATTAACACAGGTGCGTTTGTACCTATCAATGTAAAGCAAATTGCCAAAGCTTACTACCGTGAGCGTTTACAGATACACGGAGAATCTATGAAGGCATACGAGGAAACTGCAAACAAGTTTGGACGATCTCCTGAATGGGTGCGTAAAATAATGTAAAAAATACCAATGGTTTTGCGTATCGTTGTGTGATGCCAATAAACCCTGACAAGCCTGCCTTGACACAGAGTGATTACGATAGGTTTGACTTTGCTTATGCCAAAGACCTAAAGGAAAACTATCCACGTATTTGGAAAGCAGGAGGCAACATAAGAGGCAATGAGGCTTTTGAGTACTTTACAAAGTATAGAGAAGGCGATAAGACGGAAGGCGTTTTGCAATGGGTATCGGAAAGGGAAGCGTGGGCATCTCGAAATTTCTCCTTTGGCGAGGGTTTCAAAGATGGCGATACAAGCCCTAACCTGTCTAACATTGCAGGTATTGTTGCTCAAATTAAATGGGCAGTTGTTGGCACATTAGGCGAAAAGCGTATGAAAGAAGTAATAAACACAGTAAAAGCAAAAATCAGCGACTCGTCACTTACACAAATTACTAACAAGTCCGAAGGCGTGGAAGTCGTGCTTTCTGGAGAGGTTGGTAATTGGGACGTATCTGCAAGACAGATTGCAGACGCAATAGAAAATAAAACAAGTGTACCTTTGACAATCAAGATCAACTCCGTTGGTGGCGATGTGTTCGAAGGCTTTGCACTTTACAATGCAATCAAAATGCACGAAGGCCCAACAACGGCAATTGTAGAAGGATTAGCGGCAAGTGCTGCAAGTCTTTTTGCGATGGCTGCCGATGTTGTTGTTATGCGACCTGCCTCAATGATGATGGTTCACAATCCACACACTGTTGCAGCAGGAGAAAGTAAAGACTTACGACAATCCGCTGACGTACTTGATAAAGTGCGTGATATTATGGTACAGCGGTATAAAACTAAAACAGGTCAACCTGAGGAATCCTTAATCGAAATGCTTGATGCTGAAACTTGGTTAACACCAGAGGAAGCACTAGAGTTAGGCTTTGCCGACAAAGTAGATTACAGCGAGGAGCAAGTTGGCGGTTTACATTCATCTTTAATCACAAAAATCACAGCAATGTTTAAGACTAAAAGTCAAATAGTCGAGGCGTTAACGTCTGACGAAATCAAAGACCTTGCACTTGGTTTAGATGTATCTGCTAAGCTTGATCTTATTAAGGCACTTGCCGACAATATAGAAGGAGTTGAGGAGGTATGTCTTAAACTTGGCGAAGGGCAAGAGAAGTACATGACTGCACCGGAAGTTGCAGTTATTCCTATGGATGACCACGCTATGGTAATCGCTATGGGCGTTCTTGAAGAGCGTGTAGTAGAAGAGCCTGAGGCAATGGACGAGGAAGAAGAAGAGGCTATGTACGAAGAGGAAGAAGAAGAAGCACAAGCATCAGTTGAGGCTGAAGTTGAAGCAGAGGCAGAAGTTAAGTCTGAAGTCGAAACTCTTTCTGAAGTTGTAGCCGAGTTAAAAGCTCAAATGGAAGAATTAAAAGAAGAGCGTGCTGCTATGAAAGTACACACGCCAGACAATAAAGCAACCAAGTTAGATTGGAAAGAGGTTGCAATTCAAAACGCCCTAAAATTTAAGAAATAATGGCAAATATTAGTTTAACAACTGACACATACGCAGGATATTTTAGCGATGTGATCATAGCATCTTCCGTTTTAGGTGCTCGAACAATTGAAAACGGATACATCACGCTCCATACAAACGTGGACGACAAAGCGACAGCAGTCTTCGTAGATTCTTCAGTATCTATTGACGATGCAAACGGAACATTCTCAAGTTCATCTACTGCAAGCCTTGATGAAATTAAGTTTACACTTGGCAAGTATATGATAAACGCAGAGATTGACTACAAAAACCTTGATAGCTTTTGGTTAGCATCACAGCAACCACGAGGAGCAGCAGGAGACTACGTTGCACCTGCCACGCTAGAAGAATCTTTGAACTTACATTTCTCGCAGAAGGCAAGCCTTTTCGTTGGGGCCGCCATATGGGGTGGTTCTGCTGCTGCTATTACGCAGTTTGGTGCATCTCAAGGATTAGCTCAAGGTGGTACTAACGCTGTAACAGGTCTTATCGATAAGATGTTAGCTGACTCTTCAGTTAATGACGTTGCTGTTGGAGGTACTTACAAGCAAACAATTTCGGCTTTTTCTAAAGCAGCAGATGCTGAGATTACTGTTACAAGTAATGCTGACTTTGCTGTTGGAGATACTGTTACTTTTGAAAGCGTTGTTGGTTCATCTGGAACTGATTGGTCAGGACTTAGTGGCAAATCTCACGCCATCAAGTCTCTTGTATCTACTAACAAATTTACAATCGAATTAGATACAAGTGGATTTACAGGTACTTGGTCAAGTGGAACAGTAACTTGTATTAATAAAACAAATGTTGTTAAAGCATTAGAGGCGTGTTACTCTGCAATGGCTGATTCTATCCGCCTTGCTCCTGATACTGCAATCTATGTTCCTTCTCGTATTGCTGCTGCTTACAAAATAGCACAAGCAGAGGCTGCATTTTCTCCGTCAGTATACTCTGATACGTATAAATTGTCTTATCTCGGTTATCCTTTATATGAGATTCCAGAGATGCGACCTAACGCAGTTGTTGTATCACGTGTTGCTAACCTACACTTTGCCACTCCATTGTTGAGTGATCTTAATAGTGTATTGATTGCTGACCAAGCATCTGTTAACGCATCACGTACTATTCGATATAGATTAGATTTTTGTTTCGATGTAAACATTAGTGACGGAAAATCTATCTCACTACTTAGTTGATGCTAATTTTTTTTTAACCTTTTAAATAAATAGAAAATATGGCTTTAACAAGTTTGACAGTATCCAAGTGCGCAAGAGTCGCAGGAGGATTAAAAAGAATTGTCTTAATCGACAAGGATGAAATCGGTGGATTTAGTTTTGATACAAATACACACGCAGTAGATGACATATTTGAATCAGGTTCAACAAGTACATCAATCGCAGTTGATCAAGGCGTAGAATTTACTTTTCGCAGAAACGAGGCGAGATTTGAGTACTCTTCAGAGCGTAACGATAACTCAGTTGATACTTGTACAATTAACGTATTTTCAAGTGTTCCAGCTCCTAATGCAACACAATTACAAGCAATTGAAAACTTACGAGATATTTGTGAGTTGGTTGTTGTTGTACAAGAGTTTGGAGAGAATACGCCTTTACGTATCTTTGGTGTTGACAAGTTTGAGTTTGGTACTATGGAGTATCAAGGTGCAACGCACAATTCAGGCTCTGCACGTACTGAGACAAATATGCTTGAACTTAATCTACAAGGCGAGCAAGAGGAGTTACCTTATATTCTTAGCAAATTAGCTGAAGTAGGGATTGTAGGTGGCACTCAGGCAGGCAATGATGCCATAATGAATCATCTTGCTGCTTAATATGTATTCGGTAAAAAAACAGTATAGAGGTCGTGCTATCCTTTTGGGTAGCACCCTCTTTACTTTTCCTTTAGACGGCTCTAACCCTTACAATGAAAAAACCTGCGAAAAATACCCTGAATTCTTTGAACGCATTTCAGATACTAAACCTTCTGGACGCAAGTCACGAAAAGCCGACAATGGGGTCGGAGATAGTGGGTTACAGGGGAACAAAGTGGATAAAGTGGGGAGAGGACGGAAACGCAGGACTGTTTCCTCAGAGGATAGCCGAAGCGTATCAGAACTCAAAGACGTTAAGAGCAGTCCTAACGCAGAAGAGCAACCTGGTAGCATCGGATCTCAAGACGGAGAACGAGAGTCTACAAAAAAAGATTGATAAGTTTACAAGTCCTAAAACACATTACGACTTACGACAACTTATCTACCGTGTTGCCCTAGACGTACAATTACACGGAGAAGGATTTATAAAGGAAATCCGACATATTGAGTACGCAGGTAACACACCAATTAAAGAGCGTAGTTTTGCAATGCACTTAGATGCAAGTCAAGTACGTTTCTCGTCCGATGTAGATGAACACTTAGAGCCGACAGGCGTTTGGGTTTCTAAGAATTGGGCACACTATTCACGCAACGAGTACCGACCTTATAGACTACCTTTATCTGGGTATGGCTATGAGGATTTTGTAGATGAACAAGACCGAGTGTACAAGAAGGTTTGTGTGCATCGTGTAGGCGATTACGAGCCTGCAATGCAAGTTTATGGCAGAGCCAATTGGACAGGTGCATATTACGATGCAATACTTGAAAATCTATTGCCACGATACAATTACACGCATCTACAGAACTCTATACACCTAAGTGGTATCCTAAACGTAGAGATGCCATTTACGCCTGACAACGACACAGCAAACGAAATAAGAGACCGACTACGAAGTCAACTTAAAGGCTCGGAAGCTTATGGGCCGAGTACCGTTGTCAACATTTCTGGAGGCGATGGCAAATTAGATTTGATACAATACAATCTGCCTGCTGACGGTGCGTTTAAGGACTTAGGCCGTACTTGTGAGCGTAATATTATAATGGCAGCAGGATGGCATCCGTCACTTATGGGGGTTGAGGAAGCAGGTAAACTTGGCAACGTGCGAGAAGTAGAGAACCATCACAGGCGTGTAATGCAATACGAGATTGAGCCATTACAAGAGAAGATACTACACACCTATCTACACACCTTAGAACGCACAGAGTACGAACAACTTGCAGAGCAGTCTCCAATTATGTTTGAGAACAAGCCAATGTTTACAGCACTTGACTACGTAAGCCAAGCAAAAGTAGACGAGGCAGTTCCATTATCTGAAATACAAAAAGAGTTAGGTTATGCCGTTGATGACAGCGAGTGATATAGTAACAGAAGCGTTTTACGCTAACTTTGATCCTGCCGACATTAAGTCTACATTTATTGACTTGATTGAGGACAATACAATTAAGCCTATACTAGGCGATACGTTATATACCTCAGTAAGCGGTGGGAGTCCATCTGCTGACGAGATAACACTAAGAGATACCTACGTAAAGCCTTTACTTGCTTATGGCGTAAAATCGCTTGTATTGGCTAATAACAGCCCACGGATTAGCAATGTAGGTGCAGCATATCCAAACACACCAAACGCAACAGCAACTGAGGAGGCTCGTATGGTTGCACACAAACAAAATGATACGTTAGTTCAGCAACTACGTCAACGACTAATTGACTACCTACGTGATAACGCAAACACGTACGGATGGACTGAACAGAATGATTCCGATTTTATAACCAATTCAATATTTGTAGTATGACTTTAATAGTAGAATTTATTCAAACTTGGGGATGGCAAATTGCCTCAATCCTTTTAGGTGCTGTCGTGTTTTATGACCGATACATTGCACCATTAACTAAGACCAAAAAAGACGATCAAATACTTGAGCGCATTCTTGAGTTGTTACCAGATGCAATTGAGGAACGTTTGGCAGCAGAAAAAACAAAGAAAGGCAAGAAGAGTGCTTAGTAAGTTACTTGCCTCCGTTATAGAGTTTCTTGCAGGATTTGGTAAGGCTTTGCCTAAAATAGCAGACAACCAAGCAACACGCTTAGAGATCAAACGACCTATAAAAGAAGCACGTGCAAAACTACGTGCAACACGAATAAAACGGAAGCAACTACGAGCAGAGCGTAAACTTCGCAGACGTGCAAAAAAAAGTGATACATAAAAGCATACTTACAACGATACTTACAGCCATAGGATGGTTTTTATTTCCTATTGCTTGGTATCTTGTATTCACTGTTGTTTTAGTTGTCGCTGATTTGTACACAGGTTGGAAAGCCTCAAACATGCGTTTTATTAGCAGAGGCGTACGTAAAAGCATTGACAAAGCAATTGCTTATTTTATTGCTATACTTATAGCACACGCCTTTGACCTTATTTATTTACCAGAAAGTAATTTAATTGTATCGTTTGCAGTCAGTAGTGTAATAGCATCGACTGAAATGCTTAGTGTGTACGAAAACATACAACGGCAAACAGGCACAGGATTGTTAACTACAATTAAACGGTATCTGAATGGTAATCTTAAACCCTGAAGGTGGAGGTACTATTGCAGGCCAATACAGTGGTAAACACTCACGTGAGTTTAGACTTGGTATCCTTAACGGTGGGAATTTTTGTCGTTGGATATGCAATGATCTGCAAAGGGAGTTAGACTACGAGCCAATACCATACACTAACATCTGTCCAGAACTAAGCAACGTATCGGAAAACACACGTGTGCAGCGTTTAAACAGCTATTTAATGGCTTTTGACACTATGGCCTTGTCTATTTATACATCAACGCACGAACGTTCTGGTATTCGCATCTTAGGCAACATCAGAAATAACAGCGAGGACATAGGCGAATTGCTATACGAAGAGTTGTCTATAAATATGGAAGCATGGCAAATGCCTGTGGAAAAAGTTTGCTATGAGCTAGAACACGAGCACGCTATTTTAAAAAAACCAAAATGTCCGTCTTTTATAATTTACGCAGGTAGTGTTGACTTATACTATGATTACAGTCGAATGATTGACTTGCAGTTCCAAGAGTCGCTTGTTGGTGCGTTATTTAACACAATCAAAACAATATGTCAGAAATCAGACCAAGACTAAGCGGACAACGGTTAGCCGCTTACAACAACATTACAAGTAACGAAACACGCTTGCTTGTTGTAGGAGATTTGCACGAGCCTTTTTGTTTAGATGGATACCTTGATTTTTGCGTAGACACATATCAAAAATTTAACTGCAATGCCGTTCATTTTTGCGGAGATCTCGTGGATAATCACTATGCCTCGTATCACGAGACAAGTCCAGATGGTTTTGGAGGACAACATGAGCTTGAATTTGCCATACAAAAAGTTCAATTGTGGAGTAAGGCATTTAAAAAGGCTACAGTTTGCGTGGGAAACCACGATAGGCTTATAGCAAGGCGTGCATTTTCATCTAATATTCCAAAGGCTTGGATTAAGTCTTACAATGAGGTGCTTGGTACTGATTGGAATTGGCAACCACGTTTTGTTATTGATGACGTTCAGTACGTACACGGTGAAGGTGGCACGGCAAGAACACGAGCCAAAAACGATATGATGTCAACGGTACAAGGACATATTCACACACAATCCTATACTGAGTGGATGGTTGGCAATAAGTTTAAAATATTCGGTATGCAAATCGGATGTGGCATAGATAGGACTTCGTATTCGATGAGTTATGCTCGTGAATATAAGAAGCAAGCAATCGGTTGTGGTGTTGTTATCGGAGGACACACAGCGATTAACTGCCTAATGGATTTATAGGTTACCAGAGGCGTAAATCTGTCCGTATTTCATAAATTCTAGCAAACAGGCTTGGTAAGTGTGCTCTATAACACTACCTTTTTCAGCAGGCTTTGCAAATATACCTGCGGATGCGAGTCGAGCAACCATCGTAGTCCATCCAAAGTTATACTTGGGAGCAGAAGAATGGCTTTTTTCGTGAGTTCTGTCAAAGAAGGCTGGGTATCCGTCTTGAATATGTGATTGAATTGAAGAAAAAAAAACGATGCCGACAGTATTACGTCCATATTTATGTCC